GTTTACTTAGATGTGCCTGAATTCAGTATAAGTAATTACTTTTATATTAACAGAATAAACGATTACCGTAAAGGATTAACCAACGTAGAACTTGTAAGAATATGAGCGAAGAAAATAAAACAATACTTTTAAAAGTAACCTTAGATACTGCAGATTTAAAAAAGTCTAGTGAGGAAGCGTCTAAGAAATTAGAAGAACTTAAGATAAAACAAGCAATCTTAAAAGGTGAAAACAAACAAGGCACGGTAGAATACGCTAAATTAAACGCTGAAATTCGTCAACAAACTAAGGTTTTAAACGATACGGCAAAGGCTCTAGTAATAAATGAGAAGTTAAACAAAACAAACAAAGGGTCAATTAATGAAATGCGTGAGGCTTTGGCTTTGGGTACGACTGCCTATAACGCTTTATCTCAAGAACAAAGAGAAAATAGCGCGATAGGTAAGCAATTACAAGCGAGTAATAAAGCAATTTCAGATAGCTTAAAAGAACAAGAGGGCGCAATCGGCGATACACGTAGAAACGTTGGTAATTATGGAACTTCTTTACAAGAATTAAAGAAACAATTACGCGACTTAAAAGGTGAAATGGTTGGTTTAGACGCTGGCTCAGAAGAATACCAACAAGCAAGCGAAAAGGCGGGTAAACTAGGGGATAAAATAAAGGAAGTAAATGAGAATGTAAAAGCGTCTTCAGGTGGCTCAGGCTTTGAAAAACTATCCAATAACCTAGGGTTAATTAAAGATGACTTAATGAACTTAGATTTTGCCGGTGTTTCTGAAAAAATGAAACAGATGGCAGTTATTTCTAAGGGAATGACATTTAAAGAGGTTGTAGGCGGTTTAAAAAATATGGGTAGCGCTTTACTTAGTTTAGGGAAAGCAATACTAGCAAACCCTATGTTCTTAATGGTGGGCGCAATAGTTGCTATTGTAGGAGCTTTGAAATTATGGAGCGACCATATTAACGAAAAGCAATTAAAAGCACAAGAAAAACACACTAAAGCAATACGCGACAATATTAGCGCGATGCAAGACCAACGCGATACGGCTCGTGAAATTTCTGAACTTCAAATAAGGCGTGCAGAATTAGAGGGCGCGTCTATTGAAACTCTAAATAAAATGAAGCTTAAAGCCTTAAAAGATTTTCAAAATGACGAGGTTGCACAATTTAGAAAAAATTTAAAAGATATTACTAAAATAACGGCTCAAAAGAATAAAACGGATGATGAAGAAAGGGTGAAAAATTATCAAGAAACTTTAGACGCTTTATATGCTAGTAATAAAGAACTAGTAAAATCTATGGATAAACACGAAGCGGAAGTTTTATTGTTAAAATCTGAGGGCGCAAATGCTATTAGAGAAAAGCAAAAAACAGAAAACGGAAAGGCGTTGTCTAATCAAAAAGAACATAATGATAAAATAGCTGAATTACAAAAAAGATTAAATGACACTTTACTAGATAATGAAGATAGTTCAAACGATTTACGTAGGCAAAAATTAGAAGCAAATTTTAAATTTGAATTAGATAACGCGGAAGGTAATGCGGATGAAATTTTAGAAATTAATAAACGTAAAGTAGCGGCTTTAAATTCTTTGGATGAAGAACAAAAAGATGATGATTTAAAACGTGCAAAATCTAATTATGAAGAATCAATAAAAGATTTAAAAACGGGTAGCGCTTTACAACTTGCTGAGTTTAGAAAATATGACCTAGCAAAAAAGGAAATCGAGAATAAATACACAAACACGGTTAAAGAAAGAAATTCAGAAATTGAAAAATCTGAAAAGGATTTAGCGAAAAGTAAAATTCAAACAGCTAAAAAGACCGACCAAGAAATAAGATTAATTGACGCGGAAACAAAACATTTGCAAGCCACAACCGAAGCTGATAAATTAGCGACATTTAAAGAATTACAAGCGGAACGAATAAAAATAATTCAAGAAAATGCAGTTTTAGAAATTGCGGAGGGTCAAAAAACAGCAAAGGAAAAGGAGGCTATTGAAAAAAAAGCAAGTCAGGAAACTTTAAAAATAAGTCAAGAAACCTACAAAACAAAAACAGAAAACGAACTAACAGAGCAACAAAAAAAGTTACAAAAAGAAACTACTATTGCTTTGAATAGCGCGGTACAATTAACGGATGCTTTGAGCCAAATTGCACAAAATAGAATAGCAAACGAATTGAACGACGAACAAAACAAAAACGATGAAAAACAAGCCTTATTGCAATCTCAGTTAGACGCTGGTATTATTTCAGAGGCTCAATTTAAAACACAAAAAGAGGCACTAGATAAAGACTTTAAAGCAAAGGAATCTAAACTAAAAAAAGAGGCGTTTGAAAAGGAAAAGGCTGCGAATATAATTAAAGCGATTATGAACACGGCAGTTAGTGTTACCGCGTCACTTCCAAATGTTCCACTATCTATACTTTCGGGTGTTTTAGGTGCTATTCAAGTTGGTTTAATTGCTTCACAGCCTACTCCAAAGTTTGCTAAAGGTGGTGTATTCGGTGGTAAATCACATTCGGACGGAGGTACAAAAGGAGTATTTGAAGATGGCACTAGAATAGAAGTAGAAAAGGATGAAAGTTTCTTTATTTTAAACAAACGTGCTACGCCTTTAATTAGTCATTTATCTAATATAAATCAATCGACTGGTGGTGTACCTTTAATGGCAAAAGGTGGGGCGGTTAAGTTTGCAAATGGGGGCGTAATTATGAACTCAATAACTGGTCAAATAGACAATCAATACACACAACAAAACGCGTTTATGAAAGCGGTTAGAAACATGCCTAATCCAGTCGTTTCGGTTCAAGATATTAGTACGGCTCAAATGAATGTAGCGGTTGTGGAAAGTAAAGCGATTTTTTAATATATTTGTAGGCATGAATATAGATATTTTAGAAAGACTTCATGATAGCGGTGAACTTCGTGATTTAATACAAGGCGGTTTAGTATCAATTAACGTGTTAATGTGGTATAAAATTTACAAATCCTACACTTTTCAAATGGAAAATGGGGTTCGTAAAACTCAAGCAATAACGGATATTGCGGACGTGTTTAATGTAAGCGAGCGGATTGTTTACAGAGTAATAGCGAAATTTGAAAATAAATGAGAATTTACAGCGAATTAAAATACATTTTCTTTGATGATTTATTTGACTTAAACGAAAATATTTCAATAGCTAAAATTTTAGATAGTTCTAATAGGTTCAATTTCCAATCCGATAAATTAGGTAGTTTTGATGTTGAGTTTTCAATTATAGAAAATAGATATGGGATGTCGTATGATTCTGAAACTAAATTTGAATCCATATTTTTAAACGGCTCAAACTTAAAAACAACAACGGCAACGGGTGACTACAAATTAAATTTAATGTTTATAGGCTCATGAGTTTAGGGAATGCAAGAATAAAACCAACGGCGACCACAGCAACGACGCTATTAGAGGCTACAGCTGACACGGTTATAAGTAGTATAATTGTAACTAATCTAAGCGGTTCTATGACATCGTTTAGAATTGCTATACGACCACTAGGCGCAACGTTGAGCGATAGTCATTATATCTATTTTGATTTACCAATTGATGGTAATGATACTTTTGTTTTAACAGCTGGATTGACACTACAAACCACGGACATAGTTGAGGTTTACGCGACGCTAGGTACACTCTCATTTAATCTTTTTTACACTACATAATTATGGCACAGAATTCAGCAAAGGCTAGTTTATACGTAACCCCTTATTTAGACACTTTACAAGATGTTGTTATTTCAGCGCCTGCAAATGGTCAAGTAATTGAATATAATTCAACTAGTGGAAAATGGGAAAATGTTTCGCCTACTGGTTTAGGCGGTGACATGATGCAATCGGTTTATGATACCGATAGCGATGGGGTTGTAGATAGTTCCGAAAAATTAGAATTTATAGCGCGTAATTCAAGTGGTTACTCAATAGCAAAAACTAAGGTAGTTTACATAAGCGGTGCAACTGGTCAAAATCCAAACATATTACTAGCGGATGCAAGTTTAGAAATATCTTCTAGTAAAACAATCGGAGTTACTAGAACGGCAATAGCAAATAATTCAGATGGGTATGTAGTTACTCATGGAACTTTACATAATATTAATACGGCTGGTTTTACGGATGGGGATGCTTTGTGGCTTTCTGAAACCGCTGGTGAATTTACAAACGTTATTCCCGCAGAACCAGCTCACTCAGTATTCATTGGTTACGTTGCGTATGCCCACACTACAAACGGAAAGATTGTTTTACATATACAAAACGGATACGAATTAAACGAATTACATGGTGTAAAGATTACAAGTGAAGCGGATAAGGATGTAGTATATTATAATAATTCAACGGGACTATGGGAAAACGCAACTATTCCTGAAGTGTTAGGTTATACGCCCGTAGTTGGTGGTAGTCAATTTAAGTTTATTTATGCGAAAACAGACCTACCTACAGCGTCTAGCGGTGTGATTACACTAGGTAATAATGTTACTTATTATTTCACTACTACGGTAGATTTAACGGGTGATAGGTTAGTGGGTGGTATTAATACGACTATAATAGGCGGTTCGTCTGAAAACTGCATAATTCAATCAACGGGTTTAAGTAGCGCAACGGCTTTAATTACGTCCTCTTATTCGTTACCAATTAGAAATATCACAATTACACACGGGACGGCTTTAAATTTAACTGGTGATGGTTCAACAACTGCCTTGGATTGGTTCGGTGTAAACTTTACAAACTGCGCAACGGTTGGTATAGTTTCGAATTACACAAACTTTATAATGAATGATAGCGCGTTTTTGAACTCACAAGGGCTTACGTTCAATGGTACTATAGGTACTATCGGTATGACAAATTGTTTGTTTGACTGCGCTAGTGGTGGAACGGTTATAACACTACCTAGTACGTTAACGATTTCGCGTAGGTTTAGAATTATCTATTCGTCATTTGTTGTGTTGAGTGGTGAAACTGGTTTAAACGCTTCCGACCTTGCTACTATTGGTGACGAAAAATACATACTAGATACTATTAATTTTTCAGGTGGTGGAACTTATTTAACTGGTTTAAATGCTACTTATAATAAGTCTTTATTTGCAAATTGTGTAGGAATTACAAATACGTCTACACGTGGTTTTATTTACATGATAGATAACACCACAGCAACGTCAACAAATAACACCGCCTCATGGTTTAAAGCGGCTGGAACTACTTTAGCAATGAGTACAAACTCAAAGTTTAGCACAGCCACTTCAAATAGATTAATATATACGGGAGCTTTTAGCCAGTCGTTTATGGTAACCGTTAATTGTAACGTTCGTACTTCTGTTTCTACTCAAAATATAAATATAGGAATAGCTAAAAACGGAACTATAATAACAGAAAGTGCTATGACTATATTATGTGCAGCTGGTTCAACTCCATCGTTTGGCGCTACTCAAATAGTTGTTGAATTAACTACAAATGATTATGTTGAGCTATTTGTTCAAAATTCATCAAGTGCAAACAATACAATCGTTTCAGATATGAATATGAATTGTGTTAAGATTCCAGTATAGGAAGTATTGAACTAAACATAGATATTTCGTTGCCTACGTATAATTCACAACCTCTTTCGTTGAGTTTTTTACGTAGGTTGCCGAAGTCTTTTAAAGCACGATTACGTAAACTATCCGTATTAAAATTTTCGTGTGTATTAAAATCAACGCCCCACATCACAATCTTTTTAGCTCCAAATTTATAGGCTAAATGAACGGCTACAAATGGGGATGTAATAGAATAAACAAATTTCTCAGAGTCAAAATCTTCTAGTACGCCACGTCCACGTGCTAAGTCTATTAAAGTAAAATTCTTTACATAGTTTTTGTTGTCCTCTAATTGAGACCAAAACATAGCGCCTGATTCTGCGTATATTTTAGGGACTTTATCATAAGCACTTATAGGGTCAACTACTACTACGTGGTCGGTTCTAATCCATTCGTTAACATTATTAACTCCAATAGTTACGTTTCCATCGTGTTTGAAAAACTCCTTTGATTCCCCTTTTCCTATTACGTGTATTGTTGTCATTTTCATGTCAATTTTTACGCAAATATAAGAATTAATTTTACTTACATGATAGGACACGTATACATAACTGGACAAATAGGCAACTCTTATGACGATAACGGAAACGTTACGGCAAAAGGCGTTGAACTTATTGATGTAGTTTCACAGATTCAAGATGTAGCACAATCGGACGCTATACATGTACATATTAATTCAGAGGGCGGTTATGTTTCAATTGGTCGCTCAATTGCTGAATTTTTAAAATCCGTTCCTAATTGCTTTACTATTGCGGAAACTCTTTGCGCTTCAATTGCTACTGAAATACATTTAGCGGTTCCACTTCAAAACAGAATGATTGTTGAGGGTACAACATACCTAATCCACAATCCATGGTTACAGAGTGTCAGTGGTGACGCTAGTCAATTAGAAGAATACGCAAAAGGAATAAAAGAAACTGAAAGCGAAATGATTTCCATGTATGCAAAAGCAACTGGAATATCAAAAGACGCTTTGAGTGGTTTAATGAAAATCGAAACGTCGTTAACTAGTGAACAATGTTTAAAACTAGGTTTCGTAGGTTCGGTTTTACCAAAAATGGAAAAGAGGGCAGTTGCTCTATTGTATAACCAAAATCAAATAAATATGAAAAAACCTTTAATGGACAGATTGGCACTAGCTATGTCTGCGTTTTCAGAGGCTTTGAAAGGTGACGAACGTGTGGCACTAGCTATGACGCTTGTTACTGACAAAGGTGTAATCATGACTCCTTTCGAGGATTTAATGGTTGGTGATGCTGTAACGTTGGAAGATGGTTCAGTTGCTGCAGATGGTGAATACCTAGCGGAAGACGGCGTAAAAATCGTTGTTCTTGATGGTGTGATTTCCGAGATTGTAGAAGCGGAAGTAGAAGTAGAAGTTGCTTCGGAAGTGGTTGCGCTTCAAAATGAACTTGCTGAATTAAAAGCAAAGTTTGAAGAACAAACTACAGAGCTTGCAAAAGCAAATGAAGTTGCTGAAACGGTAGTAGCGAAAATGGAAGAACTTGCAAAATTAGGTTCGAACTTTACGCCACCAGTTGCAGTTGCACAATTCAGAAAAATAGACGAGCCTACAAAAGCTAAAACAATGGCAGAAAGAAAGGCAGAATTAACTAACCTTAAAAAATAAAAAAAATGGCAGTAATTAGCTCAAGTGATTTAACATTTAACGGACAAGAAATTAGAGAAATTTCTGAAGCGTTATTTACAGGTGCATTCGCAAAACCTGATATTGCACAATTCCACGATATAGTAGAAGGAATCGTAGCAAAAAAACAAATTGTAATTTTAGGTCGTATAAATGGTCTATTAGGAAAAGGAACAAACGCTTGTTCTGAATCAGATGCTACAAACACGGTTACAAATACTGAGAAGTTTTGGGACCCAGCATACGTTTCTGACAGACTTCCATTTTGTTGGACTGAATTAAAAAGTACTTTCTTTGTTTGGGGACTTAAAAAAGGAATTGCAAAAGGCGATTTAACTTCTACTGATTTATTGATTTATTTAGAGGAATTAGTAAAAGATGCTATCGTTGAAACGGTTTATCGTTTAGCTTACTTCGGTGATACTTCTGCAGCTAACTATAATAGCTCGCCTGCTGGTGTAATTACAAATGGAACTGATTTAGCATACTTTGATAAAATAGATGGTATTTGGAAACAATTATTCGCGATCGTTTCTGCAACTGCTGCGCGTAAAACTGCTGGTTTCGCAACTAAAAATGCAGCTGCTTCATTTGCTTTACAAGCGTTTGACTCTACAGATACTACAAATAAAGTAGCTACGACAACTTTACAAAATATGCGTTATGGTGCTGACATGCGTTTACGTTCAGCTACTGACTTAATCTATGTTGTTACTCAATCTGTTTATGACCAATACGAACGTGAATTAATCAATTCTAACGTAGCTTTCACAACTGAACGTTTAGAGAATGGGTTATTAGTGTTAAAATCTGGTGGTATTGAAGTAGTTGCTTTCCAATTGTGGGATAGAATGATTACTAATTACTTTTCAAACGGTACTAAGTACTATTTACCTCACCGTGCAATCTTAACAACTAAAACAAACTTAAAAGTTGGTGTTGAAGAGGCTGGTTCATTAGGTGAAACAGACGTTTGGTATGATAAAACTTTGAATAAAACTTATTTGAAGTTTGCATTCGGAATTGATGCCGTAGTTGCTCAAGACGAACTAGTTCAATTAGCTTACTAGAAATAACTAAGGGGAGCGTAAAACCTCCCTTTTTTTTACTCACATTAAAAAACTAAAAATATGGCTACAGTATGCGGACAAATCGCAAGCAACATTTTAAAGTCATGTACTAAACCTTTACAAGGGGGTACAAAAGATAGGGCTTTGATTATTAATTTTGATGATATTGCTTCAATTGTTTACAATGGCACAAACGTTGCAACGGTTGAGGATATTGTTTTAAAAACAGGGAAATTAGCTTACCAAATCGATGGTAAAAACAACTCTATTGCTCCGAAAGCAATGCTTGTAAAACAAGGGTATGAAAACATGTTTGACCACTCGGTTCAAATGAAAGGTTTTGATATCGCTCCTGAAATTAAAGAACAATTTAACTCAGGTAAAGATGGTCGTTATGTTGTTATCGTTGAGAATTATTTCAAAGGTACGGCTGGAAATTCAGCTTTCGAGGTTTATGGTTTAACTTCAGGTTTAGAATTAACAGCTTTGGAACGTGACCCAAACAATGCAGACACTCAAGGCGCATTTGATTTTACATTCTCTACAGTGTTAAATAAAGAACCTAAATTACCGAACAATTTGTTTATTACTTCATATGCTTTATCAAAAGCTGTTGTTGACGGACTTTTGTCATAGTGTAATTCAAAAATAATACTATTTTTAGGGTGTGAAATTAATCGCGCCCTTTTTTTATGACTGAAAAAATACAAGAAGTTTTAAGCTACGAAAAGACCAAACAAATATGGAGGTCAAATCCTAATTCTGTAGAATGGATTGAAGCGAATAAATTAAACTTTTTGTTATTTGGAATTCATCTAAATAAAAGTGCTAAATGCGAATGTATAGAAGACCTATTTTTTGCATTAAAAAGAGATAACATAATAAACAAAATAACTGAAAAAATGGAAAAGGAATTTTTTTTAAAAAAAGGTGTGTTAGTACAATCTTTTAATCACGATGCAATTTCAGAACATTCAACAGACGCAGAATGTTTAAACGCATTAAATGCAAACCCAGGAATTGTTAAATTTTTCGATAAAGTTCCTGACTGGTTCAAAGATGGTAAAAAGAAAAAACCAGCAGTTAAAAAAGTAGTTGCACCTAAATAATGGCAAAACTAAAATCTACAGCTCAAAAGGTTGAGCAACGGATAACAAGCAAGGAAAACCCCGCGTTTTACGTACAGAAATATGATTTCGATAATAAGTACCCACAACGGGTAATTGATATTGTTAGTGATTCGGGTACAGCTAAAACTTGCTTGAAATTACAGCGAAAATTTGTTTTTGGCGGTGGATTAAAAGATACTACATTCTACAAGAATAAGGTAAACGCAAAACAAACCGTTGATAAATTCACCCGTAAATTAATTGATTACTATACTTCGCATGGAGGTGTGGCGGTACACGTTAACTATAATGGATTATTACAAAAACGTGAACTTTCGATTATTCCTTTTGAATATTGTAGATTGGTTTCAGAGGGTAACGAAAACTTTGGTAAAATTGCAGTCTATGAAGATTGGGGACACGTTAAAAAGAAAAAATTTGCACCTACCGATATAATACACATAGACAAATACGACCCATCAAGCGTTGCTGAACAGGTTGAAGCGTGCGGAGGTTGGGAAAACTATAAAGGTCAAGTATTTTATTGGAATGGTGAACTAGACGATTATAATCTTTGTCCTTTTGACCCCGTTTTAGAGGATATGCTTACAGAGGCTCAAGTTAAAAAATTCAAACATTCAACGGCGACCGATAACTTTTTAGCAAGTCATTTATTGATTACGGGTAAAACTGAGTCAGACGAGGAGGCAAATGAATTTGACGAAAATTTAAGAGGGTTCCAAGGGGGTGAGGGTGCTGGTCGTATCATGGTTTTAGAACGTGAAAGTAATGAGGAATCAATTGAACTTAAAAAGATTGAGATTCAGGATTACGATGGGCTTTACGAGTATACAGAAAACAGCTCTAGGGATTCAATTATAAAAATGTTTTTAATTCCACCAGTGCTTTTATTACGCGTTGCTGGGTCTTTGGGAACTTCAAAAGAAATTAGTGATGCGTTTGATTATTACAACGGCGTAACGTCGGATGATAGACTAGTAATTGAGGAAATTTTAACGGAATTATTTAGCAACTATCATTACGACATTTGCCCATCAAAAGATTTTAGTATTTTACCACTTAAATACTCAAAGGCAATAGCGCCTGAATACCTTTCTTACTACACGAAAAATGAGATTCGTATTGCAAATGGTGACGAGGAGGCGGTAGACGCGAAAGCGGATGTAACTTTATTAGCGGTTACTTTGGGTGTGGGTGGTACGCAAGCCTTAACCTCTATTTTGAGTGATTTAACACTTTCAATAGAACAGAAAAAAGGTACTTTAAAAGTATTATTTGGATTAAACGAAGAACAAGTAACACAAATGCTAGGGCAATGACATTATTAATAACATTAGCAAACATACAAGCGGTTAAATCGATTTCATTAAATGTAAATGAATCGAAGCAATTGACCCCATATATTCAGGAAGCTCAAAATTTTGATTTACGAGAATTATTAGGGGATGAATTTTACCTAGCTTTATTAGCTGATTTTACGTCAAGCCCTTCCTTAGTAGATTATAGTTTTCTATTTAATGGTGGTAGTTACGTACATGGTAACGATACCTACTACATGGATGGAATTAAACAATACTTAATATATTGTGCGTACGCTCGTTATTTATCTAATTCAAACGTTATATCAACGGCTACGGGTTTAGTGCATAAAACGAACCAATATAGCGAAAGAGTGAATGAAACGACTATTTCTAGACTTGTATCACAATCACGAAGCGGCGCTACATTTATTGAGAATAATATTAAGGATTATTTATGTAGAAATTCTGCAGATTATCCGCTATACAAAAAAGTTAGAGAAAAATCAACAGCATTTAAAATTAGAAATATAGGCTCATGAATAGCGAAAATCTTATATTAAGAACGGCAACGCACGCCCCGTTAACTACTAAGGGAACTTATTTAGATATTGCGGATTTTGATGGTAATAATATCAATATTTACGAGGACTTTGTAAACCTTGCAACGTCTTCAGAAATTGTAGATTACAACGTAGGTACTACCTATGATAGTGTTCTTGAAAAATATTGTACGTATAATGGACGAACTTACCAATACATTAATGCGAGCGCTACGATGGGTAATTTGCCAACAGATACCGATTATTTCATTGAAATATTTCCTACTGAGTTGGCACATCAAAAGAATAGAGATACTATATTGGATGAGGGCGGTGTTGATGAGGTTTCAGCAAATGAAATAAGAAGTTTTATAGATGCTGGTTTAACATCTACTACTAACTTATCCATAAGTGGACATACTGAAAACTCACTAGTAATAGAGTCTTCAACGGGAACGGATGTAACATTATTACAAGCGTCAAGAACGGCGGCTGGTTTACTGAATGCAGCTAATAAAATAAAGTTAGATAACTTAAGCGGTGTAAATTCAGGAGACCAAACGTTAACCTCTTTAAATGCGGAGGACGTTGATAATAAAGTAAACGATTTTACGACAATTAATAGCGTATTATATCCAACTACAGAGGCGGTAGACGCTTATTTAACTAGTCAAATTCCTGACTTAGTAGATTCTGCGCTAACAGGTGTGGAAGTTCAAACAAATAAAGATGCGACGGGTGGCTATGTTGGAATGACTTTATTTAAAATCAATTTCAAAAACGTTTTAAATACGTTCACTTCATTCTTTACAAACTCAAATACAGCGGCTAGGACGTACACTTTTCAAGACCGTAACGGAACTATTGCAGATGATACAGATTTAGCATTAAAAGCGCCAATAGCTTCACCTACGTTTACGGGTACGGTTACAAGTCCTGCAATAATTTTAAGTTCTGAAACGGCTAGTACTATTGCTAGTTTTGACGCTTCGAAAAATGTTAAAAGTTTAAGTACGACAACCTATCCAAGTTTAACGGAATTAAGTTACGCAAAAGGTGTTACAAGTGCTATTCAAACGCAAATAGACGCAAAAGTATCTAAAACAAGTGTACCCGTAATTATTCAACTAGCGGTTTCAGATGAAACAACAGCGCTTACAACTGGTGCGGCTAAAGTTACTTTTAGAATGCCACACGCTATGACTTTGACTGAAGTAAGAGCTAGTTTGTCAACAGCTCAAGCTAGTGGAACTATTTTAACTATGGATATTAATCAAAATGGTTCTACTATTTTTATTTCAAATTGGTTAACTATTGATAACACTGAAAAAACAAGTGTAACAGCTTCCAATCCTTGTATAATAAATACCACAAGTTTAACAGATGATTCTGAAATAACTATAGATATTGACCAAATAGGTAACGGAACCGCAAAAGGTTTAAAAATTACATTAATCGGAACTCGTAGCATATGATAATTAATCCTTATTTATTTGGAGTTGCAACTACACTTTCAACTAGTTTATACGCTGTATATAAAGCTGAATCAAACGCTAATGATTCTAAAGGTACTAATCATGGTACTGCTCAGGGTGGTTTAACGTATACTACAGGAAAAAGCGGAAATGCTTTTACAGGGAACTTCTCAAATGCTTGGGTTAATTTACCTGACAATATGTGGAAGCCTACAGGTGATTTCTCTATATCTCAATGGATTTATGTAGCTAATAAATTCGATTACGCAGGTGGTGTTTTCCAAAGTTTTAACATGAAAGGTACACCAATAACTCAATGGGGTATTAATTCATTGGTTTATTTTAATAATTATCAATTTACAATTAGTTACGGAAGTTCATCTACTCAATATGATACAACAGCTCCTATAAATAGTTATGCTAATCAATGGATAAATGTAACTGTAACACGTAAGGCAAGTACTAACGTGAAGATTTATATTAATGGTGCGTTAGTTACAACTCAAAATTGGACGCAAAACCCAGTTTATGATACTAATACATACACAAGATTAGGGGTTAGATATAGTGATAAAAATGGTAGTGAATATCCAATGTACAATGGAATGAAAATCGACGAAGTTCTATTATATGATAGAGAATTGACATCAGCAGAAGTAAGTGAATTATATAATACAGGTACAGGTAAATTTTATCCAACATTTTAATATATGAAAGTACGTAAATTAACACTAGAACAAAAAAATATCCTTGTCGGTAAAGTATGGGGTTATCAAGGTCAATTATTCAATCCACAGCTAGATGCAGACGGCAATTGGTTTATCTCGAATGAAGAAGTAAACGGATGTACTTTACAACAAGCCGAATCAATTCCATGTGATGCATGGTTGTTAACACTTCCTGAAATTGATTATAATCCTATAATTACTGAGTTTATATAATGAATGAGCTACGAGGGGTATTAGAGCAGTTACGCAAGATGAAAACGCAAGTAATTATTATTTTGCTAATTGCTTTTATTTTGTTCTACTATCGACCATTGATTACTGAGGTTGTTGAGGACGAAATCAAAGACGAGATAAAGGACGACATCATGAATAACGTGCTTATTCAACAAATGCTAAATGATTTGATGTTGAAATACAAAGCAGATAGAGGTTACGTGTTTAGATTTCACAACGGGATAACGTTCTATGATGGTAAGCATAAGAACCACCAATCAATGGCATTTGAAGTGTGTAATAGGGGAATATCTGCTGAAGCTATGCAATTACAAAATTTACCTACTAGCTTATTTCCTGTCTTTCTTCAAGAGGTGATGCTTAACAAGATGGTATATTCTGATATAAATGACATACGAGAAAACGCAACTAGATTATCTTTAAGAGACCAAGGAATAAAAAGCATTGTAGTAGCACCTGTATTTAAGAATGGTAGATTTACAGCTTATATAGGATTAGACTTTGTAAAAGATACTATTAATAAAAACTTTAATTACAGAGAGTTTAAACAACAAATAAACGAAATCGGAAACATTTTAAATCAATAAATATGAAATTAATAGACAGAATTAAAGCAAAAACCCCTAAAAAAAACAAACTAGGTGTAAAAGTATCAACTATATTAGGTGCGGTTTCATTAGTTGTTGCTGAAAGTGGAATAGTGGATAATAGACCAGTTATTAAAATAGCGTTACAAGTGCTATCTTTAAAATTAGGTGCAGTTGCAGTTTATAACGCTCAAAAGGTAGAAGAAAATGGAGAAGATAAGTAAACATATAACATACAAAGAAGCTACGCAATCGCCAACGGCTACTAATAGAGGAATACAAAACATTCCTAATCCAATTGAATTGGAAAATATGCGTTTGGTTGCTGAATTATTATTTGAACCTTTACGCGAATGGTATGCGAAACCTATTAGGATTAATTCATTTTTTAGAAATGAAGCATTAAATAAGGCCATAGGAGGTGTTAAAACTTCCCAACATAGATTCGGTAAAGCCATCGATATTGATGCGGGTAGTATAGCTGAAAACAAAAAACTATTTAACTACATAAAAGACAATTTAGAGTTTGATCAGGTGATAAATGAACATAATTTTTCGTGGTTGCATATTTCTTACAATAAAAATAAAAATAGAAAGCAAGTTTTAGCTATAAAATAACTATTGAAAACTAGCACTTTAGAAATATTGTGCTATTTTTTTAAATAAAATGTATTAAAAAGTATTGTTTATTAAAACAAATAGTATATCTTTGTTAAAACAAATAAGGAAAATATGAAAACGATTTTATCAGAAGACAAAAAAACAAGTTACACAGGTTACGAGTTTACAATTTCAAACACTAAATACGAAGTTATTGTTGTAAAAGGAAATAGCAACTACATTAATGTAAATAAAATATGTAACTATAGAAGAACATATGGTAAAAATTTTGAAAATTTTGATGAAGCTATAGCTAATTATAAAAATTTACAAATAAAATTAGAATTATTAAAAATTGAAACAGGATTAAATTAATCAAACAAGGGGTGCGACTTGGTCAACGCACGTTTTTAAAACTATAATTTATGATTGAATTATTATTAGGTGGCGTAATTTATTACATAATCACAAAATTTGAAGAAGAACGTAAAATTAAAAAACGATTAAAAGATGCAAAAGAAAAAGTTTTCCCGCAAGACTATCCACAATATTATACAAGCCTTTAAGTATGTGTTTAGCGAAAATAATTTTGGTAATTATAATAATTGGAATCGTAATTTGTTTTAAAATTTATGGAAACTTTTGATATAAAATATAAAGCAAAAAAACTAATAGATGAAAAATTACATAGGTGTTATTTGAAAGGTGATTTTAATTTTTTAATTATGAATAGAAACATGCTTATTTTATTATTCTTTGATTTAATGCCTGAAGTTGTTTTATCATGCTTTAATGAAGAATGTAGATATAAAGGCTATTCAATTTTAATAGATAACGAATTACAAGATTTTGATTTTAAATTATTAATATGAAAGAATATTTTAATAAAGAAATACCCAACCTTTACGAATGGGTACAAATGAAACGGGTAGCTATTAAGGTGCTAACAATGCAAGGTAAATCTATTCCTGAAATATGTGAAATAGTGAATTTAAATAGACAAAATGTTTGGAGGAATAAAAAACTAGAAATAGATTCAGATATTGAACATTTATTTGCTTACCATGTTCATAGAAATTTATATCCAATTAAACAAAAAACTAAAATAAAATGGATCCAGATTACGCGAGAAAATTAAGTACAGAAACACTTACAAATAGATTAAATAGACAGCCGTTTAACGTAACTATTTTAAACGAGTTAAAGAAACGTGCTACGAAAGTATTTAAGTGCGAGGTACAGGCTAAAATACGTCTAGAAAGGGAACAACAAAAGTATTTTAAACGTGCCGTAATTGGTTACAAGAATGAAGCGTATGATTCAGAGGAAAATATGTTACGTGGATTTTGTGCAAGATATGAGGATTTAAGTCCAAGCGAGAAATCAATATACGATAAATTATGACAGCAGTAGACTATTTAGTAGAGCAATTACAAAAAGAATACAAATGGTTCCCATCTACTCAAAGTGAGTTAATACTTGAAGCAAAAGAAATGGAACGCAACCAGATTATAAGAGCAATTAATTATTCCGAAATGAAACGCGATGAATTGAAAAAACAAGCTATCGAACAAGGAAGAACAATAGGAGAAATATATTATGAAAAAATATTTATATAAGGATGTAATAATTACATATGCTGGTTTTAAAATGGAGGGTTATTATTGTTTTTATGGGTATTTTGAAAATTATTTATTATACCTAAAAGAATATCAAATCAAAAAGTTAAAAGAAATTGTATGTTAACTTGTAATAGTATTTCAGGAGGTAAAACATCTGCATATATCGCAGCTAATTACAAAGCAGATTATAATCTATTTGCACTAGTTAGAACAAACGATAAATCTTGTATGTTTAAAGACGCTAAAATTAGACAAATTGTAAGTGATAAATTAGGTGTTGAATTCATAGGTACTCTAGAAGAAGATACAATAATTTATACAATGTTAGATTTAGAGCAATTTATAGGAAGTGAAATAACGTGGGTAACAGGAAAATCATTTGACGAAATAATTAATAGAAATGGTAAGTTATATTTACCTAATATCATGCAAAGATTCTGCACTACAGAAATGAAATTAACTCCTATGTTCAACTGGTGGAAAAACACAATCGGTGAGCCTATAGAAATGCGTATTGGGTTTAGAGCGAATGAAGTATCTAGAGCTGAAAGAATGCTATTAAAAACAAACGATGAAGGATTTAGTACATTTAAAAATATAATTGGCAAAACTAAAACTGGTAATTCTAATAAATGGGATAATACACCTTGGCAAAAACCTAAATTCCCATTAATAGAAGATAGAATTTTCAAAGATAAGATAGAGAATTTCTGGAGTGATAAAGAAGTTAGATTTGCTTACATGAATAATTGTATTGGTTGCTTTCATAGAAATGAGATACTACTTAAAAAAATGAGTGAAAAACATCCAGAGAAATTTGATTGGTTCTGTAGACAAGAAAATGAAAGTAGAACTTTTAAAAATGGAATATCATACGATAAAATAAGAAAACATAAACTACAAATTGAATTATTTGATGAAGACTTTAATGAATGCGATAGTGGATATTGTGGATTGTAAACGTTGCTTTACTTGCAAACGTAACTACCCGTTGTTTTTGTATCATGTAAACGATTCTAAGTATCAAAGAGAAGCCGATAAAGGTGTAACTATAGAATGCAGAATATGTACGCTTAAAAGAGCTAAAAACGATAAAGGATTAATGCAACGTATAAACGGAAAATTTGAGTTTGTACCAATGAATAAAATAGAAATAATTAAATATATACTGAAACGATGAGTGAAAAAGAATTATTAATAGACTTCTTCAAGTTCTTTAGAGATAACGGAGAAAACCACATCGGATTAACAATCGAGCAATTTGTTGAACTATATCTAAACCAGTCTAAATAAGGCTGGTTTTTTTGTTGTGTAAAAACAATTGCCTAAATACGTAGTTACTTATTTGTACCAATACGTATTTTAAATGGTTGAATTTAAAACCGAAATGATAGAACTCTACAAGCAAGGAGTTACTATAACAGAAATCGCAAAGAAAATCTGTAAAGAAAACAATCTAGAATATACGGACAGCAAAAGAAGACGCACTTCGGAGCTTATAAATAAAGCCAAAAATAAAGGTGTATTCGATGAATGTGAAGCTGTAGGAATAGACCCTGAGAAAATAAAAAACTATTGGTATAAAGGCAAACACTATTCCATCAACGTAAAAGGTGAATCTGACACATTTAAGTATAAAGATTTTAAAGAAGACTTTATAGCATCGGTTAAAGACATTAAACCTAACTACATTCAGATAATTAGAACGGATTCAGATGAAGAATCACATTGCTTACTGATAGACCCAGCCGATATCCACGTCAATAAGCTGTGTTCTGCATTCGAAACAGGTGAAGAATACAATTCACAGATAGCAGTACAACGCGTCAAGGATGGTGTAGCGTCGATTTTAAGCAAGTCTAAGGGCTTTAATATAGATAAGATAATACTTATTGTAGGTAACGATGTTTTAAACACGGATAACGCACGAAATCAAACAACAAAGGGGACCCAACAGTCGACACATTTACTTTGGTTCGATGCGTTCTTAATGGCTAAACAACTTTACATCGACATTATTAGCACTTTAGTAGCTATTGCAGACCTAGAAGTAGTCTATAATGTGTCCAACCACGACGAGATGTCAGGGTTCTTTTTAATGGATAGCATCTACTCCTGGTATAACGAACATCCAAACATAAAATTCGATAGGTCACCATCACATCGTAAATATACAACATACGGAAAGAACTTAATTGGCACAACACATGGGGATGGAGCAAAACAAAATGACCTTCCACTATTAATGTGCCACGAAGCTAGTCAACATTGGCACGATTGTAAGCATCGTTATTGGTTTACTCACCACGTACACCATAAAACAAGCAAAGATGTAATGTCCGTACAAATTGAGTCGCTACGTTCGCCGTCACCAGCAGATTCATGGCATCATAAAAGTGGGTATCAACATTCACCATTAGCAATTGAAGGCTTTATATTCCATAAAACACATGGTCAAGTCGCACGTTTAACTACTTTATTCTAAGATTATGCCAAAAGTAACACTAGAATTTGACTCAATAGAAGATAGCGACGATATAAAGTACGCATTGTACGGATGGAAGTACGCGCTTGTAATAGACGAACTAGACCAATACTATCGAGGTTTATATAAATACTCAGAAAAAGGTTCAGAAATACAAATGGCTGAGCTTGTTCGTGAAAAAATTCGTGAGATAATGCATGATAATGGATTGTTGATGGAGTAACATCTCTACATCTCTCCACATCTCTACAGTCATCTCTACAGCTACAGCCCTAGTAAAATCAATGGTTAACGTAAAAGTGTAGAGATGTAGAGGTAAAATGCCAATCTTTTATATAAAACGGAACAGGTGAAAATAAAAAAAATCGTAAATTCATCTCTACAACTCTACAAAAAACCATAAATACTATTATAATCAACACTTTAACCCGTAGAGATAGGTGTAGAGATAGCGTAAAGATGTGTAGAGATGTAATTATTTTTAAAAAAAGTATTGTAGATTAAAAAAGAATAATTATATTTGTCAACGTTCTCATCCTACATTATAAGAACAAAGAGATTTTAAGAGCCTCTATTATGAATAACAAGGTAGGATGTGTTAGGATTAATAGGGGCTTTTTATTTAAACAAATTATTATGAAAAAATTAGTATTATTATCAGCATTAGCAATTGGATTGTTTAGCTGTCAGAAAGAACCATCATCTTGTGGATTAATTGTAGATGATAATGTAAAGGATCATTCTATTGTTATTAGAAATTCTAACACAGGTAATTTAAAGAAATTTTATTTATATCCTGGTGATTGGATTAATGCACATCCTGGAAATGATTATTGTATGTTTAATGAGCAAGAATGGTAGAAGAATGGAAGCACTTAGAGGAACATTATTACATTAGTAATTTTGGAAATGTTATGAATAGGAACACTAATCGTAACTTAAAACCAATCAAATGCAATCAATATAAAACAAAAGTAACTTTGACACTAGAGAACAACTCCCGTAAAAAAGATGTATTTTTAGCAAGTGAAGTAGCACGTAAATTTATATCTGAATCATTTAAGAAAGTAACTAGAATAGATAAAGACGTATTTAATAATAGAGTAGATAATTTAAAAATAATATGATGACAATTACAAATGAAGATAATATGGAGTTAATGGCGCGCTATCCTAACAACTATTTTGACCTTGCAATAGTTGACCCGCCTTATGGTATTAATGCTGGTAAAATGACAATGGGTAGTGGGAAACATAAATTTAAACAAGGTAAAGATTGGGATAATAAAATACCATCTTCAGAATATTTTAATGAATTATTTAGAGTAAGTAAAAATCAAATTATTTGGGGTGGTAATTACTTTCCATTACCATTAAATAATAATTGGGTAATATGGGATAAATTAAATCCAAACTTATCTTTTTCAGAAGCTGAGTTAGCTTGGTGTTCAATAAATAAAAATGTTAGAGTATTTAAAAGGTATTCAGCAATGGAGGATGAGGATGGTAAAAAACAACATCCAACACAAAAACCAATATTATTATATAAATACTGCATTGAAAAATATGCAAAGTTAGGAGACAAAATACTCGACACGCATTTAGGAAGCGGTAGTATTGCAATAGCATGCCACGATTATGGCTTCGATTTAACTGCGTGTGAATTAGACAAAGAGTATTACGATAAAGCAATGCAAAGAATAAATAACCACGTATCACAACAAAAATTATTTTAATATGATTAATCCTGAAGAGAAATTTTGGTCCGTAAACCAAGATGGAAAAGTATCCTTAAATAATTATAAATTCAAGAGATTCTTAGAAATGAATAATTTTAGCAAAAACAAACCTAATCCAAATAGTACATTCAATATTATTAAAAAGAATGGTATATTTTTAGAGATAGTAGATGAAGTAGACCTTAAAGATTTTGTGCTTAAACATATCTTAGAAGAGAGATTAAGTGAAGATGTATATAATCTTATGACTTCAAATATAAAGTTCTTTAAAAGGGATTATTTAAGCATGATTGATAGTAAGGAAATCAAGGTTCTTAAAGATACAAAAGACACTGCATACTTATTTTACGAAAATGGTGTTCTAGAAGTTACTAAAAATAAATCTGAGCTTAAAAACTACTCTGACTTTAATCTTAATATTTGGGAAAACCAGGTTATTAAAAGAAAGTATGTAGATTCAGATCACCACGATTCAGAATTTAGAAAGTTTGTCTGGAAAATATCAGGTGGCTTTGACTTAGAAAGCACACCATCTGCAGATGAAAAAATTAAATACGATTCTGCAGTAGATAGATATAATTCGTTTCAGAGTGCAATAGGTTATTTAATACATTCTTATAAGACATCAGGTAACAATAAAGCAATTATTCTTAACGACGAAATGATAAGTGACTCACCAAATGGTCGAAGCGGTAAGGGTGTATTTTGGAATAGTCTTAAACACATGAAGAAATTGCAGTCAATAGATGGTAAACAATTTAAGTTTGGTGGTGACTTCCCATATCAATCCGTAAAAACAGATTGTCAGATATTGGTATTTGATGACGTTAAAAAGAACTTCCAATTTGAGAACTTATTTAGTGTAATTACAGAAGGAATTGACATCACATACAAAGGAAAAGACACTATTAAATTACCTGTAGAAGATTCACCAAAGATTATTATATCTACAAACTACGTTTTAAAGGGTAATGGGGACTCTCACGATGCACGAAAGTTTGAATTAGAACTATCCACATTCTTTAATGCTAATAATACACCATACGAGTTCTTTGGACATTATTTATTTACAGATTGGGATGACTTAGAGTGGGCTAGATTTGATTGCTATATGATTGAATGTTTAAAGAAGTATCTTAATCATGGCTTAGTTTCGTATAAATCTATATCTTTACCAATTAAAAAACTTGAAGCAGATTTAGGAAAAGAATTATTTGAATTTTGTCAAGAATTACCAAGAAACGAATGGTTGAGCGGTCAAGAAACCTATGATAAATACAAATTTAGTTTATCAAAATCATTCTTAGCAAAGTCTAAAAAGGAAGTGACTCAATCAATTAAGAAGTATTGCCAATTTTATGGATATGAATACGATTCACGTTCTCCTGGAGGACTTCTTAAATTTATGATTACAGAGAAAAGTATTAATAATAAGGTTGAAGACATTTGGGATTCACCACAATTACATGGATTATGACAATAGATAGTATAATAGCAATTAAAAAGATTGAAAGTATATCTACAAAATATAGTGATTCTATTGATTGGATCAAAAAAGTATACCCAACTAGAACGGATTTAATTTCTAGTTTGGAAAATTCAATCATAGCACTTTCTTTAATTAGAACGGATATAATTATGTATGACACTAAAATAGAAGCAAAAGAATGGATGGTAGGATAACTAATATAATTCTAGATGCAGAAATAGAGAAAGTATCTAACTCAATGTACGAGATAATAGATAAGTTTCCCGAACGATTGGAATCAATAGGTAAACTCAACTATGTATTAAAAGATTTAGAACATATTAAAAAACATGTTAAATTTTTAATTAAGAAGTATGAAGCAACTTAGACAATACCAACTAGATTTATCAAAGAAAGCTGTTCAAATACTTCGAGATAAGAAGATAGTGTACTTAAATTTTTCCGTGAGAACTGGGAAAACAGCAACAGCATTAGAAACGTGTAGACTATTTGGTGCAAAGAAAGTTCTATTCTTAACAAAAAAGAAAGCAATCGGATCAATTCAAAATGATTACATGGATTTTGGATATACATTTGACCTAGTTGTTATCAATAACGAATCACTTTCTAAGGTTACGGATAATGATTTCGATGTAGTTGTACAAGATGAAGCACATGGAATGGCATCTTTTCCAAAGCCAAGTAATAAAGCAAAGGAATTTAAAGCACGTTTTTCAAGAATTCCATTAATATTATTGTCAGGCACAATAGCAAGTGAATCATATTCTCAAGTGTACCATCAATTTTATTTAAGTGCTTATAGTCCATTTAGCGAATATAAGAACTTTTATGCGTGGGCCAAGGTATTTACACAACCTACGCTAAAATATGTAAGCTACGGGACTATTAATGATTATTCAGCAGCTAAGATTGATTTAATTGATGCAGTAATACAACCATACATTTTAAAGTTTACTCAAGAAAATGCTGGATTTGAAAGTAAAGTAAATGAGAAAGTAATATATTTTGATAGTTGCAATAAAAAGATAATAGATAAACTAAAAAAAGACCTTGTAGTTGAAGGGAAGAAAGAAGTTATTTTAGCAGATACGGGAACAAAAATGATGTCAAAGATTCATCAACTAGAAAGTGGTACTATTAAATTTGATTCGGGGAATGCTATGATATTAGATGACTCAAAAGCTATGTTTATACGTGAACATTTTAAAGGTAAAAAACTAGCTATATTCTATTATTATATAGAGGAGTTTCATTTATTACAATTTGCTTTTCCAAATCATACAACCGACATAGAAGAGTTTAATACTACCGATAAGCACTACATAGGTCAGCAATATAGTTCTGCAATGGGTATTAATTTAAGTGCAGCAGATTGTTTGATAATGTATAACTTTGGATTCAGTGGCACAAATTATATACAATCGATTGATCGCTTAACTACAATCTCACGTAAAGAAAACGATGTATATTTTATTTATGGTAAAGATTCACTAACTGAGAAAATCCACCAGGTAGTAAAGCAAAAAAAGACATTTACACTAAAACAATTCGAGAAATGTTAGAGAGCAAAATCCAAAGCAGTTGTATAAATCATGCTAAGAAATTAGGGTGGTACTGTTGCAAGACTATTAAGGTATCTGTATCAGGTTTTCCCGATCTTATTATGCTGAAAAATGGTGTTTGTGTGTTTGTTGAATTTAAAACGTTAAAAGGAGTTCAATCAGAATTGCAAAAGTACCAGCAAAAGCTACTTGAAAACCAAGGATTTAAATATTATTTAATACGTTCACTAAAAGAATTTCAAAAAATAATTACAGAGATGTGATATTATTATAATAAAAGTATTATATTTGTTGAAACAAAACGAAAATGATATGGAAGATTTTAACTTTGACCTTTATTGGTCGCAACAATTAGACGCACATCTTGAAGACGATTACTTTGAGATAGATGAAGATTATGATTACGAACGATTAAATGATAAATAAGATGAACGATAAACTAGAATTACTTGAAGCATTTATAAGAGGATACAAACATACGCTAGACTCATATATAGAAGATTATGGATATAATGAGTTTGCTGGAGGGCAAGTGTTTGCAATGGATAGAATAGTTAAATACATTAAAGAATTAAAAGAAGATGAAGATAGTAGCAAACTTAACGGATAAGCATGAAGCTAATCTAAAAGTAATCAAAAGACTTGGTTACATATTAGGTGAAGAAGTCAACACTAAACCACAACAAGTATCACTAGCAATGGACATCCTACAATACTTAATGTGGGAATTTAGCGAACAAGAATTAATAGAAATAATTTTAAAAAATAAAGAAGATGAAAGAGCATAACATAGATTGCATGAAACACAGAAAGCATACGCATTTGGCTGGTGTTGACATTGCAATAATTACAGCAGAAAAAGGTAAGTGCGTACTTACAATTAAAGACGCATACTTTACAAGAGGTATAGATGTATCGGGTAATAAAACAGATGGTTACTTCTTAGAGTTTGAAGAAGACGTAATGCCGATGGTAGTTAATAGTTCTAATCGTAAAATGATAGCTAATAACTTGGTACTAGAAAAAGGATTATCTTTAACGGATAGTCGTAACATCGGTAACTGGATTGGTTACAAGATCGAGCTATACCATGACGAGACAATAAGAATGATGGGTAAAGTAGTTGGAGGTATTAGAGTAAGAGGATTCAAAGCACTGCCTAACTTAGAGCCTAACACACCAAACTTCGATGCGGTAAAGAAAGCATTACAAGGTGGTAATTACACAATTGAACAAGTAAAAACAAAGTATAACGTAACAGATGCAGTTGCTAAATTATTAGAAAATGGAAAGTAAAGAGTTAAGAGTTGGAAATTTAGTGTATGAATCTAAGCTATCAAAAATTTTAAGAAAAAAAATAGGCGTTGAAATTTGCGAAATAAAATCTTTAAACATACATCATTTAGAAAGTTTTCCTAAAAGTAAATATTTTGAGCCAATACCACTAACAGAAGAATGGTTATTGAAGTTTGGATATATAAAAGGTAAAATTTACTACACCGAAAAAGAACATGGTATAATTAGTTTCTATTTTAATGATTCAGAGGAATTAAAATGTGAAGTTTACGATTGGACATACGACAATATTAAATACGTTCACCAATTACAAAACTTATACTTTGCGTTAACAGGGAAAGAATTAACTAATATAAAATAATTATGGAAAATAAGATATACAGACATAGAGCATCACAAGGTGGATTGCTCTTAACAAACGGCAAAGACGAATTAAAGTTAGGTGCATCAATGACAACTTACTTAAAGAAATGGTACGCAGAACAAAAGTCTGGAGTACGTGACGAAATAGATTCTAAATACTTCCGCAAAGGTAATATGTGCGAAGATGAAGCTATCGATATTTGTGCAGAACGTTTTGGATTAGGTATACTTGAAAAGAATATAGTGCATTTCAACGATGAGTATTTCCAAGGTACACCAGATGTTTATACGGATGAGTTAGTTATCGACACTAAATGCAGTTGGGACTACACCACGTTTTTAGATGCTGTAACGTCACCAATCAATAAAGATTACGAAGCGCAATTACAAGTGTATATGCATTTGTTAGGACTGAAGAAAGCTAAGTTAGTTTATGTAATGTTAGACACACCTGCTGAGGCGAATTATGGTGAAGATATCTTCTACTCACACCTACCAATTGAGCAACGATTCTTTGCGTTTGACTTGGAATACGACAAAGAAATGATAGAAGTAATGCAGGAGAAGGTAATTAATGCAAGAACGTTTTTAAATGATTATGATGCAAGAATCAAAAATATACTTAGATAAGAGAGATAACACCATTGTCACGTTAATACTTCGTGGCAACGGATTCATCCGAGTTAGACCACAAAAAGGACTAGATATAGTTATGAGTGTTGAATGTTTTAAAGAAAATTTTGAAAAGATATGAATAATGATGTAATTAAGTCAATAACACAAATTCTTTGTATGCAGCAAGTAACCTTAGAACTACTTGAACAATTACCAAACGATAATATTTTTGTTCAACGTAATAAAAAACAAACCGAGGATTTTATAGAGTTACTTGAACACAATGTTGAACAATTAACTAGTGTGATGAACGTGAAACAATCGGATAATTACATTTACATTTGTAAAAATCTACATAAAGTAATTGGTAAAATTAAAGGCTTATGAAACGTGAAAAGATTTTACGATTTTCTTTACATAAAAAAATAACGTGTAAAGAATTGTTTTCGATTCGATGGAATTTTAGAGAAAATAGAAAAGGGGTTATAAACGAAAAAAGAACAAAATGCAAAATGTTAAATTTATTAAACGAGGATTGCAATTAGCCATGTGTTTCTATTGCCTATCATCTTTTACTTGTACATGGTACGGAAGTGCCTTTCATGGAAACTATACTAAATCCGGTGAGGTATTTGATAAGGATAAACTTACATGTGCATCCAATCATTTTAAGCTAGGAACAAAGCTAAAAATTACAAATATTGAAAACGGAAAATCCGTAATAGTTAGAGTAAATGATACCGGCGCATTTAAGGATAAAAATATAGATTTAAGTGAGGGCGCATTTAAAAGAATTGCAAATTTAAAACTAGGTAGAATAGAAATAAAAGTAAAAAAAGTATGAAAGAAAAAGTGTTAGAATGGGCGCGACCAAAAGGGTTATTAAAACCGGAAAACGCACCGAAACAATTTATTAAACTATCCGAAGAAGTTGGCGAATTGGCAAATGCAATACTTAAAGCAAACAAAGAAGAACAAAAAGATGCTTTGGGGGATATTAGGATAGTTATTAGAATCCTAGCCGAACAATTAGGGTTTGATATTGATGAATGTGAGGAAAGCGCATACCAAGTAATTAAGAACCGAACCGGAAAAACAATCAATGGAACATTCATTAAAGATTAGTAACATATCATACACACAATTATCAATAGTTAAATACTATGGTAGTTGTATAATTAATGGAAAGGAATACGTTTACAATGCACAAACGGATGAATTAGATTTAAAAGTAAAAGTTAAAAAACCAAACAAAAAGCCGTATATTAGCAATCAATTTAAAATAGATTTATGAGTAAGATTAAAGGAGTGATAACAAACATGAGCGAAGTTATCGAAGTGGGACAATACAAAAAGTTGTACGTTAGAGTAAAAGAAAATGAGGGTGAGTACCCACAATCCGGATACTTTGAGGTATTTGGCGATACCAAAGTAGATAACGTTTTAAAATATAACCAAGTAGGGGATGTTGTTGAGTTAGAATACAACCTAAAAGATAACGAAAGCAAAAAAGAAGAGGGCTTTTTTTATAACACCTTACAAGCATGGAAAATTACAAAGGTTTAGGTGATACAATAGAAAACGTTTTTAAGGCTACAAAAATCGATAAGGTAGCTAAACTTATTCTAGGTGATGATTGTGGATGTGATGAAAGAAAAGAGCTATTAAATAGGCTATTTCCATACAAAACAAACGATGTTCTAACCGATGATGAGCGCGAAATATTGATTAATGAAAAATTAAAGTAACATAACCCCCGTCTATTATTATTCGGGGGATTGTTGTATATTTACAAATTCAGTTAACTGATTTAAACTGATTTTATGGATGCTAGAAAGAATAATAAAGGAGTATTAGGGAATAATGGAGGTAGACCATCTAAAGCTGAAGAACAAAAGCTAATAGAGAAACTATCCCCATTTGAAGAAACTGCCTTAATGAAATTATCAGAAGCAATCGAATTAGGTAAGGATTGGGCTATTAAAATGTTCTTTGAATATATGTATGGTAAACCAAAACAACAAACCGATATTACTTCTATGGGTGAAAAAATACAGAATGTTATAAATTTAGGAAGTGGAATAAATCCGAATGAAACTACTAATTAAACAGGAGCACGCTACTTACTATTTAAATGACATAACTACCGAAGAGGTGCTATACGGTGGGGCAGCAGGAGGTGGTAAGTCAGCGTTTGGATGTTTATGGTTAATTTCAATGTGTCAAAATTATCCAGGGACTAGATGGTTAATGGGTAGGTCAAAACTTAAAACATTAAAAGAAACGACTTTAAACACATTCTTTGAATTAGCCGGTAGATTAGACATAGGGGGTGAGTTTAATTATAATGCCCAATCAAATGTTATCTACTGGTCAAACGGAAGTGAAATAATATTAAAGGATTTATTCTTATATCCTAGTGACCCGAATTATGATAGTCTAGGTTCACTAGAAATAACTGGGGCTTTTATAGATGAGTGCAACCAGTTAGTGTATAAAGCATGGCAAATAGTAAAGTCTAGGATTAGATATAAACTAAACGAGTATAATCTACTTCCAAAGATGTTAGGTACTCTTAACCCTGCTAAAAATTGGACTTACAAAGAATTCTACCAACCATCGAAGAACGGAACTATTAAACCATACCGAAAATTTATACAAGCACTACCTCAAGACAACCCACATTTACACCCTAGTTACTTAAAATCACTATTGCAATTAGATAATAATTCAAAAGAACGCTTATATTATGGAAACTGGGAATACGACGATGACCCTAGTACATTAATTGAAATGAATGCTATTATAGACTACTTCAATCCGGTACATTTAAAATCAAATGGTAAGCATTATTTGACCATTGACGTTGCTAGGAAAGGTAAGGATAGTACAGTGTTTAGAGTGTGGAATGAATGGGTTTGTATCGATGTTGTTACCTTTGACAAGAACACTATTACAGAGGCAAAGGATGAAGCAAGAAGATTACAAGCTAAATATTCAATATCGAATAGTTATACTGTAGCAGATGAAGATGGAGTTGGTGGTGGTTTAGTTGACATGCTGAAATGTGAGGGCTTTGTAAATAATAGTCGCGCTTTGAATGGTGAGAACTACGAGAATCTAAAAAGTCAATGTTCTATTTTAATGGCTAAAAAAATACAAAATAGAGAATGTGGCGAATTGAATCCTAACGGGACCATTCGAGATTTAGTAAGCGAAGAAATGGAACAAGTCAAACAAAAAGAGATTGACAAAGACACTAGATTAGGCATAGTTTCAAAGGATATAATCAAGGCAAATATAGGACGTTCACCTGACCACTGGGATAGTATTATGATGCGGTATTATTTCGAGTTAAAACCAAAAGCAAAAGCGCCACGTAGTAGACTAATAAGAGAATGATACGATTTAAAACTAAACTAAAAGATTTCACTATACCAACGTCATGGAGGGATATTAAATGCAGTGATATAGATTTCTTCAAAGACGCTTCAGAAAGTGAAGTAATCGAACGTTTAACGGGCTTAACTGTAGACGAACAAGTATTTATAGATTTAAATGGTATAGTTCCTTATTTAGAATTTTTACAAGAAAACCCATTTGAAACACTAGAAAAACTAGATTTTTACAAAGGCATTCAATTACCTAGTGATATTGGTGAATGCACATTTGAAAAGAAGATACAAGCATTTACAAATTTAGATAGTCCTACAAAGGTTTTAAGCGTGTATAGCGATATAGATGAGCAAATCATATTACAAGATAACATTGAGGATGTTTACGGCGCTTATTTGTACCTATTAGAAAGTATAAACGCAATAGTTGAACGTGACAATAATGCACTTGAATCAAAAACTACGGAAGAACAGAAACGGGCAGGTATAGATATGTTTAATCAACTAGGAGATTTCAATACGATTGACTTAATTGCGAGAGATTATAACTATACACATAGAGAAGTTGAGTTATTACCTTATAATTTAGTATTTTTGATACTGTTTAGAATGAATATAAGTAGTAAATTTGAGAAAAACTACTCTGAAATAATAAAAGAAAAATGACAATAAGACAATTAATAGCTGATGTTGTAGCTGTAATGAATTCAAATAGTAAGACGTACACGTTTTTACATGCTGAATCTGAATTCCAAAACATGATGGCAGATGAACAGTTACTTCCATGTGTTTACCTAGATATGCCTATGAAGTACAAGCCAGTTGTAACCTCAACCGGAGCTTATCAACGTAACTATATTTGTACGGCTTTGTTCTTGTTTAAATCGGAGTTAGATGATTCAGCAAGTCAAAAAGAAAGTGTGTATTTATTAGCGGAAAATGCTCAACGTGAATTTCAAATATTACTAGATAATAAAACGGATTACGTGACTGAATTTACAGTAGGTGAATGTGTACAAGTTCAAAACTTATTTGACACCAATATGAGTGGTATTATGATGCCATTTAACTTACGAATGATTAACGAAGATAGTGTTTGTGAATAATCAAGAAATATTTAAGCAATTTACCGATACGATTATACCAGAACTTCAAAAAGTTAGTGGAAGGTTCGCTAGTTCTATTGAATCGGAATATACCGAAGATACGTTAACTATTTCAGCAAGTCCATTCATAAGAGTTTTAATCGATGGACGTAAACCAACGTCACAAAATGCAAGAAAAGGAAGTCCAACACTTCAGCAAATTATTAGAAAGTGGATTGATGAGAAAGGAATTTCACCAAGGGCAAAAGCGAATGGAGTTATACCTACAAAAGACCAGTTGAGTTGGGCTATTTCTAAATCAATTCACGTTAACGGAACCTTGCTTTGGCAGCGTGGTGGTGGAAATAATATTTTTGATAGCATTTTGACATCTCAAAGAATAAATAATTTGCTAAATTTACTAGCGAACCAATATTACGTATCAACTTACAACATAGTAACGAATGGGATTAGTACTAACAAAATTACCACAGGTTAAGGTTAAGGCGAAAACCAGTAAATGGAATGCCGTTCATCATCCTATTACGTTTGAATTCCAACGTCAAGATGTTAAGATTTCAAAAGCTATTCCATCCTATGAATTTGGTTTTGGAACTTCAAAGCCTTGTACTAACTTGTATTTTATCGGTAAGGTTCCAACGGCTTTAAAAGAGGGTCAGAATATTAATTATATTGTAAATAACACGAAATACACTACCAAGGTTATAACGATTGAATCTAACATGTTAGTAGTTGAAAAGATTTCAAATACTCAATTAAACGGCGGTGTACTTGTTTTAATAGAATCATACAATAGTTACTATGCAGAAATTGAGATATACAGCGTAGACGCTTCAAATACGTTTAAATCGATAGGCTTTACAAAGTGTTCGTCAAATGAAACGGGTGTAGTAAAGGTTAACGTTCACGAATGGCTACAAACTCAGGCGGTATTTCAGAATAAATTTGCATATAATGTGATTAATAAATTGCAAGCTGGTGACGGTGGTCAATTTAATATTATTTGGCGCGAAATATTTGATGGAGTTACTACAAATGTGCCGTTTACTTCATTAAATTCTAATAATGTTTTCTATTGGTCAAACTCAACTAAGCAAATTAAAGATATTTACAGCGCAAATATGGGGGATTTTAACCCTACAATAGATGAAACAAGAACGGATAAAGCTAAATTTTTAAGCGTATTTGATAAACCTACTTATTTTGTAGGCTATCCATTTTCTATAAGCTTTATTTATTCGGACCAATTAGAGAATAAAGAGGTTTCAAGACGCGAAATAACAAAGAACATAAACGGAACGCAGATTGCTAGTACTACAGATTTAATAAACATGACCGAACGCGGTTTTGTGAATAGATTAATGTTGAAACAATCGTATACAAGTGCCGTAAAAAGCGTTGATTTATGGTTAGAAACTTCTGTTTATGTAACAACTAAAAACCCCGTACAATGGAGAGAAGATTATTCACAAGAAGTTTTTGGAGCGTTTGATACTTTTACACCAATATACTACCCTTTTGTTAGGGATTCATATCTTTACGAATAATGCCGATAGTAACAGAAATAAAGACAATTAAGGTAGAAAGTGGATGCAAGGATAATCCAGTTTTCGTATCATGGATAAACACTTTGGGAGGTCGTGAACATTGGCTATTCCATAGAATTCAGGTTAAACAAATAGACACCGCAGATTCAGGCGTTTTTGTAAAAACAAACACTGAACTCGAAACAGCTACCGGGAACGTATTTGACATTACGGCACAAGCTAACAATATTTTGATAGTAAATGCACTAGTTGACATAGAGGATATAGAGGGAATCAAAACCATGCTTTATTCACCATGTGTAGAAATGTTAGTAAACCCTGAAACATGGGTAGCTGAATCACCTAAATGGTTAAATATCCATGTTGTAAAAGGTTCGTTTAGACTATACCAAACCGACCAAATAAAAAGCATTATAGAAATACAATTAGAAATGCCTAATATAAACATTCAATCACAATGAGGGAGTTATATATTAACGATAAGTTGATTGAGTTGAGTGATAATAATCCTATTGGTATTACTTATTGTGCAAATAATATAGGGGAGTTACAAAACCGAAATAGTTCGTTTTCAAACACTATTAAAATACCGATTACACAGCATAATAAGATAGCTTTGGATTGGTCTCATTTAGTAAATAGTTCAACGGATTTACCATATATAAAATTAAAGGCTACCTATATAGAAAACGGCATTGAATTAGTTTCAAATGGCACTGGAATAATTAATTCAGTAGATGAAAACTACTTTAATATAAATATTCTTAGTGGAAATTTTGACCTTTCCGAATTATTAGGAGATAAAACAATAGGTGAATTATACGGCGCAGATTCATTTGTATGGAATAAATCAAATATCATAGCTAGTAATGATAGGTCAAAGCCTTATATTTATCCAGTGATTGACTGGCGTAGCGATTCAGATTCATTCTTTACAAAGGATAACGTTGCAAAGTGTGATTATTTACTACCTTGTTTACGTGTAAAGGACGTATTTAAAAAGATTGAGGACTATGTTAACTTTTCTTTTGTAGGCTCTTATATCGCAACTAATGACCATGAAAATATGGTTTTAACTCCTGACTATTTCGAGTATGAAATTCCATCTACTATAACGGCTACAAATAAAGCGTATGGATTATGGAAAACTAGTTTCAACGTTGGTGTTGGTAGTTCTGTTGTTAACACTGCGGTATATCCAAAATTAGATACTTTTGAAGCTAACATGGGATATACTACATATACTTATTTTCAACCATCAGTTTTAAAATATGGTAAATTAAGTTTCGCTAGTACGGTTGTCTTAAATTGGTATTCAGTAGGGAATTATGCATGGTATCAAAATAAACAAAAAAAGAATATAACCATAAAGGCTTACATAAAAGATGATTTAGGAAATGTACATGGAATATCTGAATTGATAAATGAAAATACAGAATTAAATTATTCAAAAGAATTTGTAGTTAATGTTGAAACTCCTGAAAACTTTGCGTTTAACCCACTTAGAAAATACTATGTAAGAATAACTGTATACACTGAACAGCATACTAATAAAAACAGCGTTTTAAATATAGGTGCGAAAGTAAATACAAACGATTTATTTGTGTTCACGGAATCTAAATTTATAGGTCTTAATCAATCAATAAAGTATAGTGATATATTCAGAATGAAAGTTAAGGACGTTCTTAAAGATATACTTAATTTAAGAGGGCTTATATTGCAGACTAATAGTTATTTACGCACAATTCAAATAAACAACTTTGATGATTTACGTAGAAATAAATCGATAGCTAAAAATTGGAGTGATAAAGTGAATTCGATTAGTTCACTTAAATACACATTTGGGAACTACGCTCAAAAGAATTATCTTAAGTTTAAAGAGTTTGAAACGGTTGCTAAGGAATATGGTGATTCGTATTTTTCAATCTCAAATTTAAACCTAGATATTGATAAAACAGCTGTACAAATTGGACACCCAGCAACCGAGCAAAAGTTTAAATATTTAGGCGCAAATATTCCAAAGGTAACAGGACTGGATATTAACAAAGAATGGAAGAAACCACAGTATCGATTACTAACTTTAAACACTGAATATAGAGTTATAAATTACACTGACACGACCACCACTACAGAGGTACTTTCCAACGTTCCGTTTTGTAAATTCGAAACGTTTGCTAGTATTATACCAAATCACTACAAGGTATTGAATGAGATATTAGAAAGTACAAAGGTAATAACGGCAACGATTAAACTAAATGGAAAGGATGTAAACGAATTAGATTTTAGTATACCCGTTTACTTAGATGTGCCTGAATTCAGTATAAGTAATTACTTTTATATTAACAGAATAAACGATTACCGTAAAGGATTAACCAACGTAGAACTTGTAAGAATATGAGCGAAGAAAATAAAACAATACT